GTTGTTTGTTGCTCCAAAAAAATGGGGTTTTCGGTTTTTTCGCCGTTGTGGGGTTTGGCGTTGAGGGCTTGTGCTCGGGTTTGTTGGCGTTGTGCTGTCTTTCGGTTCACATAGATTGCGCCTCGCTTTGCGTTGCATGTGGGACATGAGGGTACGAGGTTGCTGAGTGAGTCGTCTCCACCGGCATCGTGTTCAAGTAGGTGGTCGGCTTGGAATGTTTTGTCCCAGGGTTTGCCGCACCAGTGGCAGTCTGGGTGCCCTTCCATAAGCGCTGCTCTGTTGGCTCGGTATTGTGCTGTGGTTTTTCTGTTGCCTGCCATGTGTGTGTGTCCTTGTCGGGTGGTGTGTGGCTTATGTTACTAGCGCCCCTCGCTTCGCATCGGGTTGCTGTCGGTCTCGTGTGTGAGTCTTGTGGTTTGTGCCAGCCCCCACTTTCAGTATGTAACTGTGGCAGGTGGTTTGTTTAGGACGGTCAGCCATTCGCGTTTTTGTAGTTCGTACTCTGCACAGTGGCTTATCTCTACAGCCGTTCAGGTCAAGTCATCTCAGGTGGTAGTGCGCACTGCTCTACCCTCGTTCCCGAGTGTTATGCCAACACAGTGCAATTCCGTATGTGGCCGTGGTTGTATTCAGTTGTTTAGCGTTTGCGCAGTTTTAGTATCGCTGCAATGCCGAGGCAGAATAGCAGTCCATACCAGAAGTTCACGAGCATTGCATGAGCTCCAAGAGAGGCAAGTATTCGCGCTCATCGTTATCGCATGCCTCGTTCTGATCGTGTTGGCGTTCTATCCAGGTTCTAAAAGCGTGGCAGTTATGGCATACCAGCTCGCACTTGGCTATCTCAGCATCTATCTGGTCTTTCGTAATGCCAACGATTTTGTAAGCCTTAGACAAAGCAAAGGATTTGAGCGCAGGCTGTAAATGATCAAAGGCAAACATGCAGTGGTTCCATTCCTCGCAAAGCAGTCCACAATCTGTGCATTCGCCATGAGCGCATTTCACACTGACTATGTACTGCTTTATCGATGCTTGTTTTGGGTTCTTTGTGGCGTTGTTGCTGGCAAAACCTTTTCTACGCCTATCACGCAAAGCCTGTTGAGGTCGATGGTTGCGTGCGTACTCTCTCATCTTTTCTTTGCGAGCCTCACGCTGCGCTGGGGTCATAGCCCAATAGGCCTTATCTTTCACTGTGGCCCCAAGCGTTCAGCGATGACCTGCAGGTTCTGTGGTCGCCACAGATGGTATTCACCACCGGCAGTAACGATGGCCTCGCCCCAATCAAGCTGGTGCTCTGAGAGTCTGCCCAGGTCCGTTTTTAGTTCGGCAAAGATGAGGCCTCGGGTTTTGTGTACGAGAACTAAATCGGGAAAGCCACGGCCATCAGACCGCCATACACCAGGGCGTACCATTTTGGGTGACGCGTGAAAGATGAGCCAGCCTTGTGATTTAGCCAAACGGATCACCTGGTCTTGGAATATGGCCTCTGAGGCTTCAGTCATTGGTGGCACGATTTAGCTGCTTTGTTAGTTGTCGATTGATTTGCATAAGCCTGCCACATTCCTCTGCAAGCACGCTAAGTTGTTTTGCCATGTTGCCCACACAGTTACATTCAGGGTCAAAGTTTGTTGTGGCTGTGCAGTCTGGGTAATGCCAGGCACCGTTACGGCCATAAGGCATCATTTCTTGCTCGCCTGTCCAAGCAGTAGCCCCGTCATGAAAACTGCAAAAACCATAATGCACATAGAAAGAAACTCAGTCATTATCGACCTTCCATAGTGCGCTTTGTTGCTGGGTTAGTTCAGCTAGTCGGCCTTCCATAAAACCAACCTGCAAACCTTGCTTGTATATCTGTGCCTCTAACTGCTCAATTTTGCGCAGTAGTTCATTGCGCTCATTGATGACATCAGCAAGATGATCGCGCAGGGTTCCGTTGTCCATCAGAATGGCTCCTCTTCGGGTAGTGGGATTTCTTCAGGCTCATTATTTTTCAGGGCTTCAATGGCTTTACTGATTTTGAACTTATCCCAAGATGCCAGGTCTAATGGTGGAAGTTTGCCAGCCTCTTTGAGCAGTTTCTTATACAGCCACACCTGCTTATCGCTCGGTGCGTTCGCTGGGCGCTCCGTAATGACACCATCAGCGCTCTGAGTAGTGACGCGCTGCACCTTGCTCATCTCCTCACGGCTAGGGCGTTTATTCAGGTCTGAGCCTGCATAACCAGCATTAGCCAAAGCCCTGCCCACAGCGCCTGTTTCGCAATTCTCCAGGTGGCTGGTTTTATTGATGTGCCCTTCGCCTCTGATTTCCTCAGCCCAACCGGTAGCAATCAAAACATCACCCTCAAAGAGTGAAGCGCTAAACACTGCTGAGTTTTGTAGGTAGTGCACTAGATCGGTGAGCACTCTGGGCTGTACGCCACGCACATGGCAATCTTTGAGCCATCGATCAAGCCTGTGGGCCACTGGTTCGTAATCGTCAAGGTTAAAGGCCATTGGAGTACACCCTCTCTAAACGCTCAAGCTCTGTAGAGAGCGCTGCGGCTCGAGCCTGCAGAGAGTCAATAATCTCTAGTAATTCGCACTGTTTGCAATCACACTTAGGGAACCAGGTGCTGAGTCCGTGGTTGCATTTTTCGTGGTGTTGCATGCGCTCAATGCTGAGCGCTGGGTGCATTATTGCAAATGCCTCTTCAATGTCCATGTCGGGTGTCCTTTTCTAACGCTTGCAGCGTCTTATTTTTATAACAGATGGGTGGTTAGATTTGCATAAGTCATCGTTTAGGCCATTGCAGTTGTTCTTTATAGCACCCCAGCCATAAAGCCCTACAGGTGCTCTGTAGCGCCCATTCTCGGTGTGGCCTTTGTAGGCAATCCGATCCACAGCTCGAGCCTGCTGAGCAAATGTGAGCAGATGGGCTCGGCTGGCTGGTGTGTCGTTCCAGTTGTCCCAGGTGCCACGGTAAATGCCAAAAGCAGACACATACGAGCGTGTCCTGTGCTGCACATTATTGCCCGTCTCGCACTGAGCGAGTTTAATGTACCACTGCTTAGGCATGGGGTGGTTCCATTCCTCTTGCGCGTGAACTGGTGTCACCATTAGAGCTGTCGAGAGTAAAGCTGTAGCCATAATTCTTTTAATCAATCCTCAAAAACCTCGGTAGGCAATCCCCACGCACCCCAAGTTTCATACCTGGTGGCCACTTGGGCCTGCACGATCAGATTTGTTTCAGGGTCTAAAAACACCTGGACTAATAATTTCCTGTTAGCCGATACTAACGGTATGTAGGTGTACACCTTTGGCTTTTCGCTCACCGGTGGTTCCACCAGGCTAAGAGTATGCAGGTGAGGCCTATGCCCATGCCAAAGCCAAAAAGGCTTGACCACCAGAAAACAGCATCGGTGCTCATGACAGTGCCATCTTGCCTAAATGAGTGATTTCGCACACCATCATTGGTGAGCCTGCTGTTGAGATGCGTGTTTCGCCTGTGTCTCGTATGTAGCCAAGTGCCCTTAGTTCACTGCAGCGCTTCCAATAGCAACAGCGTGGCTTCAGAGCCAGTCCAGAGGCCATACCAGCCTGCTCATCGGTCAATGTGGCGTATTGGTAGTAAGACAGCAAAAGCATCGCCTGTGAGGCTCTGCGTGGCGCTACGGCCTTGCCACCTTTTTTGCTCGTAATTGGGTTGCAATCACGGAATAACGGTAAATCATCAAAAAGCATGTCGGTGCTCCCTCTTGTAGTTGGTTTTTTTACCATAGCAAAAACAAATTGCTATTGGTGGATACCTACGCCTGGGTTGGTTTTGGCAAGGCTCGCCAGGCTGCCTCGAGGGCTTTAGCGTCTGTGGCCATGTCCATCTCAAGCTCGAAATGTAGCCAGCAACCACCTGCGCCTGCAGACTCCTCAGCATTGGCATAGACCTTTACACCCTTAGAACCTTCGCCACGGTTACAGCGCCAACCTCTGCCATACTCGCCATATTTGTAGTCATGCAGCTCAACTAAGCCAAGCACCTCGGAATGTTCAATAAGCCAATCCCACAGCTCTTTTGCATCAGCACGCCCTGCGCGTGTAGGTGGGTAGCCAACATCACCGGCAACTCCGAGGCTGTGTACGCTCAAGGTTTTTTTGCCTCGCATATTGCGTACTACCCAGGTGCCCAAATTGCTGAAAGAGGGGTAGCGCCGTATGCAGAGCTGCATGAACTTTTCGGTGCCTGGCAGTTTGCCTTTGCCTGGTTCGGTCACTGGGTAGTAGGGGTATTTGCGTGTCATGGTGCTGGTGGGTCTTTCGGGCGATCCTTCAAACCATTCCCTGCTAACAGGCCTATAAGCCCCCCTGAAAGGGTGAGCAACATACTGCTGAGAATGTTGATTTGTTGAGCGTCTAGTTCAGCCATTTTTTCAGGTTGAGAAACAAATAGCAGGCCGTAGAGGATTGTGAATACTGAGCCTACGAATGAGAGGGTGAGTCCTACGGCCACGATCATGACGATGCGTGCTTTGATTTCTTCGTTGCTGTGTCTGTTGTCTGGTTTCATTGGCATTTGGCTCCTAGGTTGTTTTCGGGTGTTGCTACGCCTGTGAGTGCTTTGTTTTTGGTGCGTTCGCAGTTCACTCTTGTACGGTCTGCGCAACTACTCAGGGCTAGGCAAACTAGGAGTGTTAGAGATAATCGCTTCATGTGCTGCAGCCTCCTCTGCTGTCATTTCACGCTCGATTGCTTCACCAGTTAGAGCGTCAAAAATAGTGATAGTTGGGTTAGTCATGTCAGGTCCTTATTCCGTAGAGGGTGAATACGCCACCGTTGATGTTGGCTGTGACTGGCGTAATGGTTAAAGATGTGTAAGAGGTGGCAACTGCGTGTAATCCTGCATACATACCTGCCTCGGTAAGGCTTGTATAAGGCCCATAAACACGAGTGTATTTAGCCTTGAATGGGTCAACTAGCGTCATGTCAAAATTGCCGTAAGCCGTTGTAAATGTTCCAGTTAGTGGAAAGGCTGCAGCGTTAGGTCCGACAGATGTTCCACCTGCTGCAGCACCTCCATACAACACATAAGGAAGTGACCAGCCGTAACCAGCAACAGATGCGCCAAGTGTGACGCTGATACTTCCTGCACCTACGCCAACGCCACCACTCCAGATAAGCCTGTAAGAGTCATAGTCAGAACTAAAAGCGTTGTTTATGGTAAATGCACCTTGGTTTGAACTTGGTGTTGTGGTACTGATTTCCCACATTCCTACGGCGTTCATTTGTGCTGCTGTGAGCACTGCGCCTGTTGTAAATACTGGTGGTGTAGCCATAATTAGTATCCTAACTTGTTGTAATCGAGCCTGCCGAACACCGTATTGTCGAGTTTGAGATAGGCGTTCAAATCAGCACTCGACAAATAAAACGTGTATCGGCTTGACTCAGGAGTAGCTGACATGCTGACCCCTTCAATAATGCAAGTAAAAACCGTTCCACGGAAAGTAACTGTTACCTGTGTGCCGGGGTAAATAGCCAAAGAACCACTGCCAGTAAACTGATCTAACTTCATCACATTCTGGGCTTCTGCTAAACAACTAATAGACAATAGTGCTTGGCCTTTTGTGTTGTAATTCTGCAGTAGATAGTTTGCGTAATCAGTTGCTTGCGATGTGCTTGCGTTAAAGGTGTTAGTGAACAAAGTGCGATAAGGCGATGAGCCTGTCTGCACAGTGGACTCAGCAAAGTTTTCAGGGTCAACTGTTACTTGGGTGTAGTAGTTGTCGGCATAACTGCCAAAGTTAATTTGATCATAAACCTGATTAGTGGCGTTATTACTGGTATCGCTGAAACCAATAGCGTTAGTAGCAGGCGTGTCAAATGGGCTATAGAGATACACCCTTCCAACCTCAAAGCAATCGTGCATACGGCCATTCATAGTGACCAATACTTTGTTCACCCAATCACCCCAAGTACCTGTAACTGTTGTGGCACCCATTGCATTGTTATAAGTACCGGTGTAACTAGTTGTCACTCCAGATTGAGTCGAGCAGTTAGCCACCTGTGCAGTCAATGTGCCTGCAGCCATTGAATAATTTAAACCTTGTGCTCTGCCTAGCCGAGCAAAAGAACCCTCAACGCTAAAGGTTAAATAATCTGCCTGGCCTACGCCACCTCCATAAGGTATGCCGTAACTGACATCGACATTATTAATGACACCTCTAAATAATGTGTATGTGCTAGTTAAGTTTTTGATGCGCACAAAGTTGCCACTCGTAAGATTTGTTAAAGGTGATGCGTAGCCTGTGGGGTAACGCATTGTTATTGTTGCTGTTGAGGCATTGTAAGCGTCTAGCTGGCGTTGGCGACCAATGCTAAGCGCAATATCTTGCACATTAGTAAGCGCCGTATAGGTCACATTGTCTGCGCTAATTTCGACAGAATAGTTTTGTGGCATCAGTAGGCATTACTTATCTTGATAGGAACAGAGCCGTTTTGCCTCATGTAAGTGCGCAACGCTTGCACCACTGCGTTAGGGTCGCCACCGTTCACATTGATAGTCACATTGTTGCCACCCATCTGACTCATACGATCTAAAGGTATGACAGCCTCGGGGCCTTTCTCACCAATCATGGCCAAAGTCGCGCTAGTCACAATGCCACCATCAGCCAGCATCGGGATATTAGGAACATCGAAGCCTTTACCACCGAGGCCAGGCACCCAGCTCGGAACCTTAAACGACAGTTTTCCTACCGTGTTATTCCACAGGGTAGCGATGCCATTGAAAATGCCCTTGTAAAAGCCGAGCAGAGTCTCAAAGTACCCTTTGATTACGCCGATACTGCCCGACACCACTGTTTGTATAACGCTAAAGATGCTGTCCACAATGTTACGAAAGGTCTCGAACTTTTTGTAAGCCAGCACTAGGCCAGCAACCAAAGCAGCGATAGCAATAACTATAAGCCCAATGGGGTTAGCTGCAAGAGCAACATTCAATCCTGTTTGTGCCGTAGCAGCTGCAGTAGTTGCTCCAGTTTCGGCCACAATTGCTGCAGTAGCTGTGCCGGTCACTGCAGCATAAATTGCTTTGGCAGCGCTTGCTGCAATTGTGTATGCAGCCTGCACTTTCATTGCTGCGTTTATCGCTACAACTGCAGTTGCTAAACCACCAATGACACCTGCAAAAACTAAAAACAACGTGGTGTTTTTTTGGGCAAAATCTCCAATTCGTTGAAGCACCGGCAGTACAGCCTCGACTGCTGGCATGAGCGCTGCACCAATCGACTCTTTAGTTTCCTGCAGGCTCAAGCTCAAACGCTTGAACTGTCCCTGGGCAGTGTTTGCAGCTGTCGTTGCTGAACCACTGAAAGTGTTAGACAGCACCATCATCGCATCTTCAGTGCTTAAGCCATCTTTGATTAAATCTTTGAGCTCAGGGGACAGTTTCGCAAGGGCTTTAGTGTTGCCACCATAAGCCTTGCTGAGAGCGTCTGTAACAGTGCTGAGAGGCTTGCCAGTGGCTGCAGCAATGTCCATAGCCAGTGATGCACCTTCTTGGGCTTTAGCGAGGCTGTGAGTTTGGGTCACAAGCTTGGCCAATGCAGGCCTCAGGTCATCATCGGTTACACCGAGCAACTTGCCCTGGGTGCTGATCCATTCTTCATTGGCTGCGATTTGCGCGTCTGTGTAGCTCGTGTTTTGTTTGATTATGTTGGCCAGGTTTGCTTGCGCTGCATCGTCCTCAATGGCTGCTTTAGTAGCGTCACCGAGCGCTAATGCTAAAGCGCCCATTGCTGCAGCTGCAGGTAGCGCTGCCTTTCTGAGTGCAAAGTTGGCTTTAGCACCTGCACCCTCAAGGCTGTTGAACTCCTTTATGGCTTTATCAATGCCTTTAGAGTTGAACTCAGAAACAATGGGTATATAAACAGCCATTAGCCGAGTGTCCTATTCACCTGGTTGAGTACTTGCTCAATGGCTTGCAAAATGTCTTTGGTGGCTTGGCCATAGATGTATTCACGCTGTCGCCACATACCACGCTGGGCAGGGCCGTAAGCAGTAGTTAGGTATGCAGAAAATTGGCCTGTGTCGCCACGCAAGCCAGCCATGTCAAAAATGGCACCACCAGCATCTTTCTGAATAAGCGTCACCAATGGAAATGAGCCACGCTGGCTACGGCCACCCACCTGAATAGTTACACCCTTGCGTACTTTCTTAGGGTCATACGACAAACGCCCTGTGCCTTTTTTAGATGGCCCCATACCTGACAATGGTGGTACACCAGGGTATGTTTCAGCCACGCGTGACACCATCTCAGCGCCACTAGCTTTGATTTGGTTTACAGCCTTAAACTTGGTTTTGCTGTCAATCTTTTGCAGTTCAGCCAGCGCTGCCTTCAGGCCGTAAATCTCGGTGCTTGCTGTAACGCTCATTTGGCCTTTTTCCTCTGCTCATTGATAATACTAATGCAGGTATTCAGGTCGGGTACATCAAACTCTATTTGTGGTGGCCACCAGCCACACTCGACTAGCAGTGTTGCTAGGGAATGTCGGTAGGTGCCACCTCGGTAGGGTTTGCATCTGGTTGCTCAATTACTTCTAGATCGACAAGCTGCTTGATGAAGTCATCAAGCATAAGGGGCACTGTTACTGAGCCTTGCTGTTTGCTTGCCTCATGAGCCATGTATGCCAGATCCTCAATACCGAGGCCACCATCTTGGATTTGGCTGATTTTGCGCTTGTATTTACGCTCCCACATAACAATGGTGTAAAGGTTCGTAGTGACTATGTAGTCACCCGAGCCGATATTTACTCGCATGGTTAATTGCATGTCGGGCCTGCTTTCTATTTAGGGTTTAGGGGGTAATGTCGCGTGCGAATGTGCCACCGGTGAAAGTTACCTCAATCATTGAGAGCTCACCGTAGGAGCCTGTGATTGGTGTGAACGATGACAACATCGTGTTTGTGATGGTGTACTCAGGGTTAGAGGCTGTTTCGCTTGGCCCTGCAGGTGACATAACAATTGTTGAAGTACCTGTGCCGAGCGCTGCAAAAAGAGTGGCCTCTACTGAGGTTGCCCCGTAGTAGGCGTAGCAGGTCAAGGTCACCTCGACAGCTTGCAAGCCCTTCACAAAAATATGGCCAGTGTCGCCAAAGCTAGTGCTTTCGAGAGGGTCATAGCCCACTGTGAGCGTGGCCGATGAAGTTACCGATGTTGCGTCAAACAAAGTGCCAGATGTGGCAGGCGTGATCGTGACAGTTGGGTTTGTGAGATAGGTGGTAGTGCTGGTGGCCATGTTCAGTCCTTTGGTGTTAGGTGTTGTCGGCCACCAGTGATGCTTTTATTATGTCAGATTTTACTAGGGCAGGTGAGCATTATAGGTATGCAGCCTGCAAAGAGATTTGTAGATCGTAGGCAGGGAACTCTTGCCCACCGATACTGGCAAGACCTGGCCTGCCATCGGTTACGGCAACATTCTTATCGAGTAGTGCAGCTGCGATTGCAAGCAACGGCCTGAGGGTATCTAGGTTGCCTGGGCCTATACCGATGACGCGCACAGGAAAACGCATAGTGACGATTTTGTTGTTGAACGCTTCAAAGGTTGGAGCATCGATAAAACAGCAGTTGCTGTTGAGGTTTCGAGGGTCTGTTACTACTCGCAAGCCACTGATGGTGGCAAGGGTGGTGGCTAGGTCGTCTATGGCCTCATTGAACAGGTCTGTGTAAGCCATTAGGCAACAGCAGGCCTATCGATACCGAGCAACTGTTTCACCATCGGTGTAAACGCGTTGGTGGTTATTGCTTGCCCCATTGCATCGAAGCTTGCAAACTGGTCAATGCTTCCACGCTGACGGAAGTAAGCGCCAGCCAACATGATCGTGCCGAGCGTTACATCGCCTGATGGGCTTGTGCTGAGGCTGTCAAAGTAGCCAGCCTCTTGCCTACGCCGATAAGCCACCTGGTTACCAGCAGACACGCATTGAGCCAAAAAGGTTGTCTCATCGGCGCTTGGGCTGGTCAGGCCGAGCCATAATTGCGTTTGCGCACTGGTCACCCAGGTGCAGGTTTGCGTGTAAGTCAGGGTGCCTGGTGGGATTATGTCTGCACGCTCAAAGTCTGAACCTGAGTCATAAAACAACACCTGGTTAGGTATCGGATAATTGGCATCAAGCCTGATATCGCCCTCTGTACCTACACCGATGTAAAGATACTGAGGCAAGGCATAGACAGTGTAGGAACCATCAAAGCCGTTACCTAAACCAGCAAGAGTAATGCTTTCACCGATTGCAATGTCGGTTGCCTCAAGCGTTTGAACAACTGAGTAGTTGTCCAGACGCTGAGTAAAAATGACGCTATACACAGCCATGTGAATGGCCTGCCTTTCGAGTTAGGCCTGTGTAATCTTTCGGATCATTCCAGGAATGGCTGCGAATGTAGAAACATAACCATGGAAGCTCATCAAACGGCCAAGCGTTGCTGGCTGTTCTACTGACATGAGGCCACGGATTGACTCGTAGAACTCATACGCATCGCCTTGTCCTTGACCTACGCGAGTGATAACCATTGTTTTGGCAGCAAAGTTGCTGTCCACTACCAACTGCAAGCCAAGTGGCGTACCGTTCCATGATGATGCCTGTGCGCTTCCAAGTGCGTTTTGACCGGTAAGGCCTGCACCGATGAATGGGAACACTGGGCGACCCGTGGTGTCTGCAAGCTGTCCGAGCTGACCCCAAACATCTGGTGACACGAACATGTGTGTAGGTGTCCAGTTACGGCCATTTGAGATGTCAACTGCTGAGTCATAAACGCTCTTAAGTAGGTCGGCTACTGTTCCGTCCCATACACCAGATGATGTT